GAAACAGGGCGGTGACGCGCAGGGCCATGGTCACACCGCAGCGAAGGCGGCATCGAAAGCCGCTTCGATGTCCAGAGCCGGGTCATTCTGCAGCGTTGCCAGCATCACGGATGTTGCGCGTTCTGCCGCAAAGCATTTCTGAACATGCTGGGCGACGGCGGCGGCCAGCGCGATGATCTCCGGCCCGGTCAGGTTGACCCAGCCCGATCGGGCCTTCCATGTCACCGGTCCAGTGATCAGGCCGGTCTGGATGCCCAGAACAGTCCCGATGATCAGGCTCTGGCTTTCGCGCGTCGTCGAAATCTCGGTGCCATCGGGCAAAGTAATTCCGCCGGTCTCGCGCCGCCAGCGCAGGTCCGACAGGATCTCATAGGGATCGGCGGGAACCTCCGGCGGCTGCCCTGGCGTCGCCTGCTGTGGTGCCGGGACGATCAGCCAGACCCCATTGACCCAGCGCGCCGCCTTGTCCGGCCCCACGGGCGGCGGTGCAATCTCCACGGCCCCGGCAGGGATCAGGTAGACCCCGGGTTCAAGCGGGCTTGCATCGGCTTCCGTCGGGCCGGTGAAGTATCCATCGCTGTTGGTCTGGAACACGGTTTTCATGGGCACCTCAGAACTTGATACAGGCCAACAGGGCCAAGTTGCGCGGGCGGGTTTCGCCTCCGGCAGTCCACCATCCAGCGTTCACACCGTAGCCGCTGACATTGTGGCTATGCGCGCCGGCCGCAACCGTTGTGTCGTTTCGGTCGTTTGTGCCTTCGCTGATCCGAACACGCCAGACACCACTACCAATCGCAAGCTGGTTGGTCGTGCCGATAGTCGTGTGGGCGTGCCCGCCGTGGGCATCCGTGACCCCGTTATGGGTGTGATCCTGAAACATCTGGTCTTGGTACGTCCCAAGCCCTCGGCCCGTGTCGATGCCACGGCCATCGTCCCAGCCCCTTTGAAAAACGCCGCGAAGATCGGGCAGGTTGAAGGTTGTCAGCCCATCCCCGACACCGCCGATGGTGCCGATTCTGGAAAACAGAGCGGCATAAGCGGTTCTGGACACGGCAGCACCATTGGCCTTGAGCCATCCCGCAGGTGGCGTGGCCATCGCAAACATGCTGATCGCGCCGATAAGGTCTGATGCCCCCAGAACACCAAGGTTTGCGCGGGCTGTGCCCACATCACTCATGCCCGCAAGATTGCCGGTTTTCGTCAGCAGGACCGAGGTGTCAATATCCTCGATCGAGGCGAACCGTTTCAGCGATGTGAACGCGGTCACACCATCGCCGATCCGCAAGACCTTGGTATCGGTTTCAAATCCTGGCTCTGCGGGGGACAGAACCGGATTGACCGCCGCCCATTCCGCAGCTGTGCCGCGCCGGAGCCGGAACTTGACGGGGATATCAGCCATGGATCAGCCCTTTCTGACGAATATCTACCACATGTTGCGGCGACATTGAAGTAATACACATGATCTTGTCACTTCGCTATCCAGCCCGTGTTCCCGGCTCCGCTTTCCTTGACATAGAGGGTAGAGCCAGTGGACCCGTCGATGCGGCGGTAGATGGTGCCAACCTTGGCGACGACAAAGCCTTCGGGTGATCCAGCGCCTTCGATGATTCCGGCTTTGGCCAAGGCGGCCGTGACCGCCTGATCGATCACGGCGGCAATGTCGCCTTTGCGCACCGCAGCTTGGTCTGCCGCCGACCGGCGGTCGCCAGCCAGGATTTCGACCTGCTCTGTCAACCTGCGCAGCAGTGCGCCGGTGTTGCGCGGGTTGATGATTTCTTGGGTGACTGCTCTCGCGCTTGTATCGCCCTGGTTCTTTATTACTTGGCTCACTGGCCTCATTGGGCCATCTCCTCGATGGTGGTGGCCATCTGGACGGCACTGATCGTTGCGGTGCCTTCGATCTCGATTTCCCACCGCTGCGCCAGAACAGACGGCAGTCGGATTGGCCGGTTGAAATCGGTGGTTTGAGCGACAAGGATACCGTCGGCATAAACACGGGTGGTCAGCACGTTCGTTTCCGAGCGGCCTTCCTCGGTCTCAACCCAGATCGCCCCGAAGGTTTCGACCGATGCCATCTGGAACCGTCTGGATTTCCATGTCAGGGCAAGCAGCGGCATCGAAGCGTCATCGAACTCCTGCACGGTCTGCAGGCCTGCCAGAATGTACAGCTTGCCTTCTGTGGGCTGGAAATAGAGGCTGGAAGGCGTTTTTTCGAGATCGCTGATGATATCGACATAGAAAGGCTGTTCGCCGGTCAAATCGATCAATCCAATGGAGCGGGTCGCCAACTCCCGGCCCGGATCGCCGCCGCTGTAGACCGTCACGCTGGCCTGCGGCGATGGACCGCCAGCTTGGAGGACGGCAAACGCGCTGAAATCAGTGCTTGGAGTGCCGCCAGTGATGGTATCAATCGCTCCGCCTAGGTGAGCAAAGACATACTTTCCGTCGAGCCGGGCCGCGAACATGGTTTCCGGCGACAGGGCCTTCCATTCCTTTTCCGAGAAAAGCCCGCGCGACACGATCTGGGTGCCGGACGGGGTGATCTGCACCAGCCCGTCATGCGAGGGATAGAACGCGGCATAGCCCAGATCCACGACCCCCCGGGCACTGACGCAGGGCAGCCCGGTTTCGAGCCGTTCCATCGTCATGTTTTCCGGGGCCGAGCCAGTCACGATATAGGGGGTGCCATTGGTCAGGACGGCCAGGGTCGAGCCAAAGGCGGCCAGGCCGATGATCGCATAGTTGACCTTCAACTCATATTTCAGCGGCCAGGCATGGGGCCGGAACGGTTCGCAGAACCGCAGGGACTTGCCGTCGAAGGCGGCCATCATGCCGTTCGGCAGTTCGGTCAGCCCCCGCAGACCGGCAGGGGCCGGGTCATAGTCCTGCGACTGGATAGGCTCCTGCAGCGGTGCCGTGGCGAGGTCGTGCACATAGCTGGTGGTGGCCACCGGCAGTTCAGCGACAAAATAGATGTCGGTGATCCCGGTAGTCGAGGTCTGCGACCGATAGATGCGCAGGCGGTTGACACCTCTGCCGGACGCTGGCGCGCTGAACCCTGAGACAGTCACCGTCATGCCGGGCGACCATTGCACCGTGGCAGGCAGCGGGGCCGGGGCGCTTTCCTCGTCCAGCAGAGTGACAAAGGTGTAGGTGTACAGGATCGCCTCGGCCAAAGCCTGATTAAGCGTCCCGGCTGGGGTCAGCGTCGGGGCCGCCGCAGGCGCGGTCAGGGCCAGTTCATAGGTGACGCCGGCCGCGCGTACCTTCGGGCTGCCGGACCCGGTGAAATAGAGCCTGTTATCGGCCACAGGACCGGGCACCACGTCCACATCCTCGGCAAACCCCAGCCAGGTGGCCCCGTCCTTGTAGATGGTCTCAATCGGGGCCGCAAACTCATGGACGGCGCGGCTTTGCCGGTAGGGGTCGATGGCCCCATCGGTGAGACGGGTATTGACGGCCTTCTGCGCGAAACCATCCGGCAGAAGCCGGGGATGAACCCGGGGGATTTCGCCTTTGAAATTTGCGATGCGGAGCAGCATGTCAAAAATCGTGGTAGCGGACGCGGCGCGGTGCGCGCTGCTGTCCGGCAAGGTTGATGGCAAAGTTCCGGTCGCAGGCTTGGTCGAACCGCGACCGGTGATAGGCGGCAAGATCAGGATTGGACCACTGCTGGTCCGGGATCACCAGAACCCGCGCCAGCGCGCCGCTGCCAATCGCTTCGGCATGCTGGATCAGCAGGAAGTCCGGCACCTGGTTGTAGTAATCCCGCATCGGGCTGCCGGACAGCACGAAGTTGCGGCCCGCCCTTGGCTTCAGGAACACCGACATCGTGAGGCGACCGGGCTGGAACGGGTAGAGGATGACCTTGTCAGGCTCAAATTGGGTGATGATCTCCGGCGGTGCGGTTTGGGCCGTCTCCCACCCCGGCGGCAATTCGGTGAACGCCTTCGGGGTCAGCCGGTACTCATTTTCCCAGAACGCCCGCTCGATCTCGTGGATGGCCGCATAATTGGGGCAGACAACGACCGGCGAGTTTGCGGTCAGATCGGCGTCGACCATGTGCCGCCAGATCCTGGTACGCTCGCAAAACTCGATTGCGGCCAGGCGGACGTTGAACTCTGCGGTCAGCATACTGACCTTCGGCGCCCCCGGCAGAACGTAGGGCAGGAACTCGGCAGTGGATACCATTGTGGCCATGATTTACCTGCTGTGCCGGTGGGTGGGGCGGTTGACGTTCTGGGTGTCTTCGCGCTCTTGCTTGATGCCCAGCGACTGCTGGAACAGTGCGAGATGCGCTGATGCCCGTGCAGCTGCACCCGCGACCATGCTGTCCTTCGACAGGGCCCGGTAGATGACGAAGTTCAGCACGGCTTCTTCATAGGCATTTGGCATCGGGATGTTGATGTTGGCGTAGGACTCGATCAGGTCGGGGTTTGCCGGGATCGGCAGGGCCGCAGGCATGACCGATGCCGTGATCTCGATGAGACCGGTGCCGTCATTGCCGGGAACCACATAGAAGGTCATCGGGTCGGCATCGGCGTCGACGACATGATGCACCGCCTTGGCATAGGGCAGGATCGCCGGATCGTGCCAGCCGGGAATGGCGGCATCGATCTCGTCGCGGGTCACTGTCGTGATCGCTTGGCCGCCGCTGCGCCCGGTGGGGCTGGATGCGCTGGTCAGCAGGTTGCGGGTGGCATCAAGCATCTGGTGATAGCCCGCTGGCACCCGCTGTTTCGTGCCAGGCTTAAGCTGGACCTCGATCACATCAGCCGTGGCCGATGGCTTGATGATGGCGATCTCGCGCAGTGCCCCACTGAGCCAGCCCAGCAGTTCCGGCCAAGGCCAGCGGTTGCCGCCGGCGTCGCTGAGAATGACGGCCGCATTTTCCAGGATCGTTTTCGCT